CTAAATACGAAATTGGCGATGCTTGCATCGATTGCGGTTCTTGCGAATCCGTTTGCCCAGTTTCTGTAATTTCCGCTGAATAGTACAACAAATCTAAAAGACCAGTAAACGCTTATGTTTACTGGTCTTTTTATTTTTGCAAAACGGTAAAAATCACCTAATTTCTTCTCGGTTGCTCAACCGTTGCTCACCTTTTAATAGGTCATCTCCATAAGGTAACTTATTCACCGCATCAATATATTGTTGTAGTGTTTTATGTGTATATACGTCTGCAGTGATATTATCCTTATTAGCATGGCCGACAATTCTTTTAATAATGATCTCATCAATACCTATGTTGCTGCACATAGAGATAAAGGTGTGTCTAGTATCGTGTGGCTTGTGCTCGCCTAGGTTCCATTCCTTACATCGCTTTTGTAGTTCCTTGCGATAAATGTCCTTATGTATCACGCCGTCCAATAAACACTCGGAGCGTTTAAATTTTGCTTGCTGGTAGAGTTCCTTGATGAAAGGGGAGATACATTCAGCAACAGGGATGGCTCGATTACGGCCGGCCTCTGTTTTAGAGCCGCCAGTCATATATCGTTCTTTAATGTGGACATCATCAACTCGGATTGTTTGTAATTCGTTCAATCTGAGTCCCGTGTAGGCGTATATGAGTGTTAGCTTGGATATTATATCGTCATCGTGCCGCCAAAGCTCATAGAGCGCTAAATTTGTAAATATGTTAGCTTTCTTAATCGGTGTAGCATTCTTATTGATGATAATATCAGAAAGGTAGTTGCGCGGAATGACTTCCTGCTTGACTGCGAGTGTGCCTACAGAAACTATGATCGCTTTAATTAACTTCTGATAAGACTTTGTGTGCGTCGAATTATCGAATATAGACTGCAGATGAGCTGCTCTAAGATTTTTCATTTCGATATTGAATAGGGGTTCTACCAATTTTCGCACAACGTGCATGCTTTTAATACGCCCTTTAGATAGCCCCTGGCGTTCGGCTTCTTCCATACGCCAATCAAAGCACTGCCCAAAAGTAATTTTGCGTTCCTCCTGGATTTGCGGATTAGTAGAGAATAGGGCAAGGGCATTATACGCTTCTTTTTGCGTTGCAAAGGTGCCTATAGATTTTCGTAAGGGTTTACCCTCGGAGTCATATCCAAGGGTCACCACGGCTCGATATGGCTTACGTAGGGGCTTATGTTTCATCTTATACACTGTGCCAGTACCGTTGGCACGTTTCATAGCCATAATTACATACCTCCTAAAATACCCCTATCTGAGTAGTATCGGATAGGGGCTTTACGTTTATTAATCACTTGTCTTATAGACTAATTTATTTTCTTTATCCATAAGTTCTGCTAATTTATCAGTGGTAATAGGTATTTCAATTTTATCGCCATTTCCATTAATAAATTTAATAGTATACGGTGGGTTCATAATTATTTGTTTAGGTATTGCATAGTAGACAAGGGCATAGCTATGCGGCATCATATCATAAATTTTGGTATCCATCGCTACTGGGATTATATACTGATTGTCCTTTTCTATAAGTAATCGTTGTGATGGTAGTTGAGGCATTACCGTGCCCGCTAATGGATTTTTAAGATGAAGTGCATATGTAGCTATGTATACATAATCATTACTGTTTAGTATGGCTTTCTTAAAAGATTCGTCTGGAAAAATCAGACGATCGTCTTTGGAATATGATACATATTTAGTGATTGTAGCTGGGGTAATTAATACCGCAGCGCCACCAGCTCCACTCCGAAGTTCAACTCCATAATTAATTGGGCTTTCAAGTTTACGATCAGTTTTATAATTTTGCCCGGTGCTCCAGATTTTATCATACGTTTCTGGGGTTACATCAATAAATTGTGCAAATGAAGAACTAGCAACTGTTGCAAATAATGCCGCGATAGATAAAATTTTATAGAATTTCATTGTTTATCTCCCTTATTAATCTCCCTTATTAATCTCTTACAAAGTCACATTGTACATAACAACCTTACCAATCAGATATAATTCATCTGTATTCTCGTAACTAAATATGATGTCCCGAAATGCCATATCCGAGCTATCAGGTTTAAATACAAATTCTTGATGCTGTTTGTCATTGTAGAATCTTTTAACTGTATAATCCCCTCCATTCTTAATAACTACAATATCTCCGTCATGGATATCTGGTAGCTCTATATTTCTTAATACGGCGATAATAGCACCGTTTTGGATAACGTTGTTCATGCTTTCACCGTTAACCGGCATAAGTATAATATTCTTATTGCCTGCGTAACGTCCCATCATGAAATCAGGGACTGATACGGTAGGGAGGGTGCTAATACCCTCTATGTTAGTTAACGCCCCCGCAGATACTGCGGAGGGTACGTATTTGTAATTGTTGAGGTGAACCATATCTATAAACGCATCAGATTCTGCGTCAAAACGGCTGGCTGATTCGAACTGTTCAAATCTGTCTGAATCGCCGTTAAACACGCTCGGGATATATTCATCATACATGTCGTTATCCTTATAGAACTGGGACAAACTTTTACCATATACATCGCATAATTTTTTGAGTAAAAACAAATTAATGGGCTCTATCTCTGCCTCATAATCCTCAAGGTCTTTCTTGGGGATTTTTGTTATTTTTGACAGGTCCGAAAGGGATAAACCTGAGTTAACTCTTTCATTGATTAACGCCCCCGGGATGCGGTCATCAGCTATCAAGTCCGAATCTGTTAGGTAATCAACAGTAACATCATAACGTTCCGCGATGCGTTTTAGCAAATCCAAAGGAATTTGTCTCTTTTCAGATTCATAATTACTTAATGTATTTTGAGCAACACCTAAGTCTTCGGCGAACTGTAGTTGACTAAGCCCTAACATGTGGCGTAATTGTCTTAATTTCATAAGTCTTCCTCCTTAAAAGTCTCCCTGCTTACACAATATCACATATAGCGATATTTTTCAAATATATTGTTGACGATAATCTCAAATTGAGATATACTAATATCACAAATTGAGATATTTTAGATGTAAAGGGAGGTGATTGGATGAGACAGTACTTGATTGATGCCAGAAATAAAAAAGGGCTCACCCAGGTTGAGGCGGCAAGTAAGCTTTTTATGTCTCAAAATTATTTATCAAATTTAGAGACTGGCAAAAGACAGAAAAGCCTTAGCGTGGCAACTTTAAAGGCGTTCTCAAAAGTTTATCAGATTCCGTTGGCTGATTTAATCGCATCAGAATCTGCATATGGAAATACCTAATAGGTAACGAAATTAAAAGAAACGAGGACAGCAAATGACAGACATGGAAATTTTGTATAACGCCTATCGTGATAGCGGGATGCAAACCAACGAGGAAATGGAAAATTTACTCGGATGGCCGAACGGTAAGATTAGAACCATGAAAGCCCGACTAAAGGCGAGGGGCTTTATCGACTATGAATTCGGTAAGCCGGTTACGATTTTAAAGCCGTATCGAGAAGATGTGGAAAAGCCAGAAAGCTTCAAAGCAGCTATATACCGAGAGATGTTAGAAGTTTATATGGATGATTTCCGTAATCAAGATACTTTTAAAGATCGTCTACAAGTAGGCCAAGAAATCAGAATGATTTTGAAGGCTATATGAAAAGGAGGGGCAGTGCACATGATTAGAAAAGTGATTTCGGTCGCTCAAATGTCGACCGTGCTCGGTGTTAGCCTAACAGCTATCCGGGAGGGAATCGCAAGAGATCGATTTCCATTTGCCTATGCCTGGCAGTCGCCAGGTAAGAAATCCCGTAGCTTTGTCATCGATAAAGAGGGATTTAGGACGTTCCTTGTCCATTCATTAGGCTGGGATGTGAAAGTAGTTGATGCGGAGTTTAAATCCGCAGGAATTCATTAGGAGGAATTAATCATGAAATGGGGTAATACATCTTACCATTATATAATTTCCGTAATTAAAGGAATCGTAGGTGGTTTCCAGTATAGTCTCGACAGAAAATGTAATACAAAACGATGGGCGCTGATGGAGCTTGAAGAGTTAGGTACCTCGAATTGGGGATTCTCTAACTTAAAAACGCAATTAATCGACAACGCCATTCGGAAGGCCATCAACTATGTTAAAAGTACCGACATGTCAAACTGTCAGGTATCGACTGTGTATCATTCTGGATTTAGGCACGATCCTGGTTATTTTAAAGGTTTAAAGGAGATGTAAATCATGAACTGGATTGACGTGGGGATGCACTTGAGTTTAGCTGCAGCAGCAGTGGCATCTATTTTATCAATGATGATGTTATAAAGGAGATCAAATTATGGGCTATATGTTAATTGGTACTTTTCTGGTCGCAGGCTCTATGGGGGCCTTAGAAGTAGACCAAATCGGTTGGGAACAGTTTATATTGCAATCTTTAATCGGATTCGTTATATCCCTATACGGCTTTTATAAAGATAAAGCCGAAATGGATGTTGAAGAGCAGGAAGATGTCACGTACATCCCAAGAGTGAGAACTCACGGTGATTATTGTAAAAACCCTTATTACAACTAAAGGAGACCGAAAATGACAAAACCATATATCAGTAAACAAAAGGTAAGGGACTTCGTATCTCGTGTCAGTTCTGATAAAACCGATGCAATTGAAGAAGAATACGAAGCTTTATTGACTAAAGAAATTAAGTCGCTAGATGCTTTTAAACGTCTGGAAGAAGCTTTATCTGAAGCCCGGAAAGCGGCTAAAGAGATTAAGCGAGCAGGGTTTGGTGATAGCATTTTGTATAGTATGCCGGCTTCGGAATTTTTAATAGATCGTATGATTAGTCGATGTAAAAGTTGCTATCATAAGCCGCCAAAAGAATGGGCTGCTATTTGTGAACTCTTAAAGCCGTTCGTGGAACGATTATCAAAAGTACGCAACGCCAGACAAAGCGCTTACAGAATTATTGATGAAGCTCAAACTGGACGTGCTGCTGCAGATGCGTTAAGAGAAGCAGGCCTAGATTATTACACATGGGAAAATAGGCAGCCGGAGATGGTGCTTGATTTAAGCGCCTTGAAAGGTGGTGATTAAATTGCGAAATTGTAGTACATGCTCAAATCGAGACTACTGCATTCCTGATGAATGCGAGGATTTGGGTATAAAAAATGAGCCTGATGATGCGGCAACATCAACAAGCTCAAATTAGAAAAATATTATTCTACGTTGATTATATCACAGAAAGGACATCTTATGGAATTCCTATTAGTTACTTACGATACCAGTGATTATTACTGGCAAAATAATACACCTGTACATAGTCCAGATGAATTTTGGTTTAGATATTACGAATCCGATACAAACGTTCCAATCGATAACATTGGTGTTGGTGATTGGGTTGTTGTTAAATCAAGAAACGGCTTAGGCGTTGCTCGTGTTTTGAAAAAGGCAAAAGACCTTGATACTGTTCGGATGCAAGGTTTCAAAGGAAATGTAGTCAAACAGGTCATTGCAGTTATCGATACTTCTAAATGCGATAAACGCGAAAGTGATCGAGCTAAGTTGGAGGACATAGAAAAGAAACTCGAACAAAAGGCTAAGAATGCTGAGCGCTTGACTATGTATCGATTACTCGCAAAAGATAATCCAGAATTCTCGGCATTACTTACTGAGTATGAATCTGTGAAGGCGTCTGTCGATGAATTATAACGCTTTCATCAACTCCAAGTCTAAAATGTCGGAATCTCATGGATTTGTTATTGACACAGGTATGTTAAACAAACACCTATTTGACTTCCAACGAGATATCGTTAAATGGGCCTTGGCAAAAGGTAAAGCTGCCATATTCGCAGATTGCGGATTGGGCAAAACTTTAATGCAGCTGTCCTGGGCGTATGAGATTTATCTACACACGGGTGGATCAGTACTCATATTAGCACCACTAGCTGTGGCCGCTCAAACACAGTCCGAGGGTGAACGTTTCGATATTCCTGTGACTATATGTGAATCTGATGATGATATTGTGCCAGGCGTTAATATTACGAATTATGAGAAATTGGGACGATTCAATACCGATAATTTGATAGGTGTCGTGCTTGATGAATCGAGTATCCTAAAGTCATTTACTGGTAAAGTACGTACGGATTTAATTAATCGATTCAGTAATACACCATATCGGTTGGCATGTACGGCAACACCTGCACCGAATGACTATATGGAGCTTGGCAATCATGCAGAGTTCCTCGGCATCATGAGCCGTAATGAGATGTTATCTATGTATTTCACACACGATGGTAGCGATACCGCTAAATGGCGATTAAAAGGTCATGCAGAAAATACCTTTTGGGAATGGATGGCGTCATGGGCAGTCGTGCTAGATAACCCGGCATCCCTGGGGTATGAAGATGATGGCTATGAATTGCCTGAGTTACGCGTACATGAAATTGTTGTTGATAAAACAGGTGAGGATGTCCCGGCTTTATCATTGCTGGAACGTCGAAGGGCCCGCAAAGCATCTCTTGAATCAAGATGTAGAGCAGCAGCTGATTTAGTCAATGCATCTAATGAGCAATGGCTAGTGTGGTGCGACCTTAACGATGAATCGACTACTCTGAAAGAAATGATTGATCTCGCAGAGGACGTCAAAGGTAGTGATAAGGCGACTCGAAAGCAGGGCATGATGTTAGGTTTTGGTTCTGGATTCCTAAAATGTTTGGTAACAAAACCAAGTATCGCCGGATTTGGAATGAACTGGCAAAACTGCCACAATATGATATTTGTTGGCCTATCCGATAGTTATGAGCAGTACTATCAAGCGCTTCGCCGATGCTGGCGATTTGGTCAGAAGCATGAGGTAAACGCATATATCGTAATTTCCGAAAAGGAAGGCGCGGTTAAAGCGAATATCGAACGTAAGGAAGCGGATGCTATAAAAATGAGGGACGCTATGATTGCGCTAACCCGTGACGCTGTTCGTACTGAATTATCTAAAACTAGACGGGAATCAACGGAATACAATCCGTGTGTGCCTATGGTGTTACCTAACTGGGCAGAAATGAGGGCTGTTATATGACTAAAATTTACGTAAGCCATCCATTCGGAGGATTGGCTAAAAATAAAAAGAATGCTGACTCTGTATTAAAGTGGCTGCAGGACGATATGGGCGTATTTCCGATAAAGGAACCTTTTGGCAGTGATACGCATAACATATTCCTATCACCTATACATATGTTTGGGCATTTATATAACAAGGTTGATTATGATACTGGCATAGGCTGGTGTATTGACCTTCTAAGTGGTTGCGATGCAATCATAATGTGCAACGGATGGGAGAACTCAACCGGGTGCAATTTGGAGCTAGCTTATGCTAAGGATCATAGCATAAGAGTCATCCACATCAATGAATTAAAAGCAGCCAAATTGACTAGATTAGCTGTTGAGGCAGGAATGGATAAAGCTATAGCCGCCCTATCTGGATTTGCAATGCTGCAAGCGTTAAATAAGAAAGCAAAGGAGGACCTACAACGTGAACGTGCTAAATCAGTTAATTGAGTCCCGATTTGCAATTTATAATGGCGACTCTGTAGAAGTGCTGAAAGGGCTGCCTGATGATAGCGTTCATTACTCCATATTTAGCCCTCCATTTAGTAGCTTGTATGTGTACTCAAATTCCGATAGGGATATGGGAAACTCATCTACTGATAGTGAGTTTTGGCAGCACTTCAAGTATTTGATTGCAGAACTATACCGCGTAATAATGCCTGGGCGATTAGTATCAGTTCATTGTATGGATTTACCTCTCACGAAATCTAGGGACGGTGTTATCGGAATGAAAGACTTTCCCGGTGACATTATTCGAGCCTTTCAGGATGCTGGATTCGTGATGCATTCCCGAGTCACGATTTGGAAAGACCCTCTTGTTGAGGCTACTCGGACAAAGGCTCTGGGTCTTTTACATAAACAAATTGTAAAAGATTCTGCCATGTGCCGTATGGGGGCGCCTGATTACATCGTGACATTGCGTAAGCCTGGTGACAATCCGGAGCCCATCGCGCATCCGGATGGATTTACCCAGTTTTTCGGGCAAGAGGAACCTGAGGGTATCAAAGGAGTTGAACGACCTGCGCCCGATCCAGAGTTGTTTGATAAAAAGCAGAAATATAATACGGAGCCTATGTATAGCCATCAAGTATGGCGCCGATATGCTAATCCTGTATGGGCGGATATCCGCCAAACACATACGCTGAATTATAAAGCAGCTCGTGATAATAAGGATGAACGTCATATTTGCCCGTTACAGCTAGATACGGTGGCTCGTTGCATAGAATTGTGGAGTAATCCAAATGATATCGTACTTGATCCGTTTGCCGGTATCGGTACTGTACCAGTTATGGCACTTCGTATGGGTCGTAGGGCTTTAGGATTTGAGTTAAAAGAATCGTATTACAACCAATCAATTATTAATATTCAGGAGGATTTAAGCAATGATTAAAGTTGAAGTTCAAGGAGTTAATGTACTAGATGTATATAACCAGCTAAAAGCTGTGTTAAATCAATTCAGAAGTTTTGTAGATAACGACAGGGCAATGGATGATAAAGCCCCTGGCATAGTAGATACAGTGGTATCTACAGTAGCAGCACCGTCCGTGTGCGTATCTAATCTAGCTCCACAAGATACAAATCAAGGTGTGCCTACTACAACAGTAGCTATGCAACCAAACTCCGTATCCATGACATCACCTAATGCAGCTGTACAAGTTACTCCTACTCAAGTAGCCGTTACGGCACCAACTATCAACGTGGCCACTGATGCCCACGTACAAACTGCAGCACCTGTGCAAACACCTGTTACCGCTCCGGTATCTCAAGAAGTTAAAAAGTATACATTGCCTGAAATTCAAGCGGCGCTTGCACCATTACTTGACGCAGGGAAAGCTGTAGAACTGCAACAATTAATGGCACAATTCGGTGTTCAATACTTGGGTGAAGTACCTGAGGACAGATACCCCGAGTTAGTAAATGCGATTAGAGGATTGGGGGCAAGAATCTAATGGCACCTCGATCACATGCATTATTAAACGCATCGGGGTCACACCGGTGGCTGCATTGTACAGCCGCCCCTCTCTTAGAGGAGAACTTTCCCGATAGCACATCTGTATATGCAAAGGAAGGAACCCTGGCACACGAACTGTGTGAGTTAAAAATACAGAAGTATACCACGGCCATGGCTAAATCCACATACACTCGCAAGTTCAACAAAATCAAAAAAGATGAATTGTGGCAACCAGAAATGGACGATACTTCGGAAACATACCTTGAATATGTCAAAGGTGTTATGTTAGGTTGCACGGCAACTCCAGTAGTAGCCATTGAAAAACGCGTTGATTTTAGTCGTTATGTACCCGATGGATTCGGCACGGCTGACTGTATTATTCTATCCGGCGACACCTTGCACATTGTTGATTATAAGCACGGAAAAGGGGTAGTCGTTGATGCGGAACACAATCCGCAAATGATGCTATACGCCCTCGGTGCGATTGATGCATATAGATTACTCTATATGTTCAATACGGTCAAAATGACTATCGTGCAGCCCCGTGTTAATAATATCAGCGAATGGGAAATCCCTACAGCAGAATTACTGGATTGGGGTAATACCTTTGTCAAACCTCGTGCAGGCGAGGCTATGTCTGGTAACGGTAAATTTGAACCCGGTGACTGGTGCAGATTCTGCAGGGCAAAACAACAGTGCAAAGCCCGATATGATGCAAACGACTCATTGCACAGTGCGCTAGTTGCTAATCATGATCCTCGGCTTATCTCGATGACAGAACTCGGTGAATACCTTCGTCGAGGGAAAGACGTCGCTGCTTGGCTCGAGGATATGAAAGACTACGCACTCACTGAATCTCTTAATGGGGTAACAGTCCCTGGCTGGAAAGCCGTAGAGGGTCGTGGTAGTCGGGCATTTCAAGACACCGATGCTGCGATTGACACTTTAATCAAAGCAGGCATCGATGAGAGCATTCTATATGAACGCAAGACATTAACATTGGCACAGATGGAAAAGACCATCGGTAAAACCCAATTTAATGATATGGTAGGCGACATGATAGTTAAGAAAGCAGGCAAGCCTACCCTAGTTGAGGAATCCGATAAGCGCCCTCGGATTACCAATCAACCTACTGCGGCGCAAATATTTAATGTATCTAATGATAATAATGGAGGTAATTAATTATGTCATTCGTTCCACAACCAACTGAAGTATTATTGCAAAATGTTCGCGTATCCTACTGCCATTTATTAGAACCTTGGGCTAATTCCACACAGCCTGGTGCTAAACCTAGATATTCAGCTACTATTCTTTTACCTAAAACTGATGTAGCTCAACACCAAGCTCTCATGAATGCTATCGAAGCTGCTATCCAATCAGCTCGTACTAAATTCGGCGCACGTGTTCCAGCACAGCCAAAAGTACCAATTCATGACGGCGATGGATACACACAATCTGGTAAGGAGTTTGGTCCTGAATGTAAAGGTCATTGGGTATTTACAGCAGCGCAAGACGCTAGCTATAAAGTTGAAGTAGTAGATATTCAAGGTAATCCTCTCACAAATCCTACGCAAGTATATTCCGGCATGTATGTCAATGTACTCGTTCGATTCTTCTTCTACTCCAATCAATCCACTGGTATCGGATGCGGTTTAGGTCCTGTTCAAAAAGTACGCGATGGTGAAGCGTTGGGCAGCATGCCTGTTGCAGCATCCTCTGTATTTGGTGCGCCTCAAGGTAGTGCGGCTAATGTTTATACTGGTGCTCCAGTAGCAGCAGGTCAACCTGTACAACAACAAGCACCTCAACAAGGTTATGTACAACCGGCATATGCTACGACACCTCAGCAATCTGTGCAGCAATCTCCTGTAGGCATTAACCCCGTAACTGGTCAACCTTACTAATAGGTGCCTGATATGAGGCATCTAAGCATTGATATAGAAACATATTCATCGACGGATATCTCATTCGGAGTGTACAAATACACTGAATCGCCTGATTTCGCCATATTACTATTTGCGTATTCCTACGACTTTGGTCCTGTTGAAGTTGTAGATTTAGCGCAGGGAGGAGTAATTCCTGACAGTGTAATTCGTGATTTATTGAACCCAGATGTAATCAAGCACGCTTACAATGCACAATTTGAAATTACGTGTCTCAATCGTGCAGGTTTACTCACATCTGTTGATCAGTGGCAGTGCACGATGATTCACGGTGCCTACTTAGGATACCCTATGGGCCTAGCCTTACTCGGCAAGGCCCTGGGGTTACCTCAGGATAAGAAAAAGGATGCATCGGGGAAAGCACTTATCAAGTACTTTTGTACACCATGCAAGCCTACTAAACGTAATGGGGGCCGTACCCGTAATCTACCTAGACACGATATGGATAAATGGAATGCTTTTGTCGAGTACAACCGCCAGGACGTTATCACTGAGATGGAATGTTATCACAGATTAGCCTCATTCCCCGTACCTGATGATACGTGGAAAGATTGGTATCTTGATATACAAATCAATAGTAGAGGGGTGCGCATCGACCATGAATTGGTTGAGGGTGCCTTATACATTGATGAAGAAAATCGCGAAATGCTGATGAATGAGGCTTACCAAATCACGGGACTTAACAACCCTAACAGCCGCAATCAATTACTTGATTGGTTAAACAATAATACTAATGTTAGTCTTGAAAAATTAACCAAGGACACTGTGGCTGATGCTCTGACGGATGCTGATGGTGTTGCCACAAAAGTACTTATGATTCGGAAGAAACTCGCGAAGTCATCAGTATCTAAATACACCATGATGGATGGCGCTATGGGCGCTGATCTTCGTCTCAGAGGAACATTACAGTTCTACGGTGCCAACCGTACCGGACGCTGGGCGGGTCGTCTTATCCAGGTGCAAAACCTGCCAAGAAATTACATCGAGAACCTCGACACGGCTCGGCATCTCGTTAAGACCAAAAACCGTCAAGGGTTAGAACTTCTATACGGCGATGTATCGGATACGTTATCTCAATTAATACGTACCTCAATTATTGCTGAAAAGGACAATACATTATGTGTGGCAGACTTCTCAGCCATAGAGGCTCGGGTCATTGCATGGTTATCGGGAGAACATTGGCGTCAACGTGTATTCGCTGAGGGCGGAGACATATACTGTGCTTCCGCATCATCGATGTTCGGTGTTCCCGTTGTTAAACATGGCGAGAATGGGCACCTTAGACAAAAAGGTAAAGTCGCTGAATTGGCACTCGGCTATCAAGGCGGAGTGAATGCATTAAAAGCCATGGGAGCTCTTGATATGGGACTCCATGAGGAGGAATTACCTGAAATCGTAAATTTATGGCGTAATGCGTCGCCTAGAATACGAGATTTATGGTATGCCGTTGAGAATGCGGCCGTGTACACCGTTACTACCGGGAATCCTATAGGCCTTGACCACGGCATTATGTTCCGTTTGGAAATTGATCCAATATACGGTTACCGTTATATGACGATTGAACTACCTAGCGGACGTAAGCTATTTTATCCTAGCCCAAGCATTAAGCAGAATGCATTCGGTAAGGATGCTGTACATTTTAAGACTAAAGTAAACGCTGCATGGGTTACTGAAAGTACCTATGGAGGCAAATTAGTCGAAAACATCACACAAGCAGTCGCTCGAGATTGCTTAGCGTTAACATTACGCCGATTGGAGGATGCAGGATATCAAATTATCATGCACATCCATGATGAAGCTGTACTTGAAATCAACAAGGAGAATGCAGAATCTACGTTAAATGATGTTAATGCTATATTCTCAATCGCCATACCTTGGGCAGACGGGCTGCTGTTATCATCCGCAGGATTTACTAACGACTATTATATGAAAGATTAGGAGGGGATACACTTGCAAAACGATATACTGATTACCATCAGTATCGGTGCGAGTCGCACATCAAAGCAATGGACCCGTACGGAGATGTTGTGGTCCGAGTTTTGTGAACGCCTCAAAATCCCCGTTCGTACAACAGAAACCGTGGACGAATACCACAGATTACCAAAATCTGAGAAAAGCAAGCTAAAGGATATAGGCGGCTTTGTTGGTGGTACTTTAAACGGTCTGCAGCGTAAAGCTATCAACGTGTCTGGGCGTGATCTGATTACTCTTGATATGGATGCCATATCGCCTGGGGAAACTGAGAACGTCGCTCGCACGATTGACAGCCTAGGCATGGCTTATGTCATCTACTCAACCCGTTCTCATACAGTGCATCGTCCACGGTTACGTGTTATCGTCCCTACTGATAGAACGATGACACCTGATGAGTATGAGCCTATTGCTCGTAAGCTGGCGGAGCTCATTGGCATTGGTATGATGGATGGAACTACGTTCGAAGCTTCTCGGCTCATGTATTGGCCATCATGCCCGAATGATGCGCAATATGTATATTACGTAGGCGATAAGGCATTCTTATCTGCTGACGGTATGCTCGGCCAATACACTGATTGGCGAGATGTGCGTTCTTGGCCACAAGTACCTGGTAAGGAAGCATCGCAGCATGAGAAGCAGTTACTTGCAAAGCAAGCGGATCCGAGAGAAAAGCCAGGGATTGTAGGTGCCTTTTGTCGAATATACGGAATCCGTGAGGCGATTGATAAATTCATACCTCATGCATATGTCGATGTTGACGGCAGCGAGGACCGCTTAACATTCGTTACTGGCTCAACGGTAGCCGGGGCGGTTATCTATGATGACGATACATTCCTGTTCAGTCACCATAATACTGACCCGTGCAGTGGTCAACTGGTTAATGCCTTTGACCTTATCCGGTTGCATAAGTTCCACAGCTTAGACGAGACTGCTAAGGATGGGACACCTGGACATAAGCTGCCATCTTACTTGGCTATGTCTAAACTAGCTATGCAAGATACGGTAGTCGTTAACGAACTCAATATGGCCCGCGCCCGAGAATCGGCATCAAACGTATTCGCTGATATTATTACGGACGTATCGGCTCACGCTGAGACATCCGACCTAGACCCTAATGCGTTGACGAACGTCGACTGGATGAAAAGTTCGACATTAAAGTACGACGAGAACGGTCGACCTAAGAACACATTAGATAACATGCTTAAAATCATGCATCATGATCCGGCGCTTGTCGGTAGACTTGCCTATGATAGATTCGGTTCAAGATACGTGGCAAAAGGGGCCCTACCATGGAACCCAACGCCAGGACTTCGCATATGGACCGATGCGGATGATGCGGGCTTACGGTGGTACCTAGAAAATAAATATGATATCACCGGCAAAGATAAAATCATGGATGCCCTCATCATGTGTGCTGAGCAAAATGGATTTAATGAAGTATTAGATTACCTTAACGGGTTATCCTGGGACGGTATCGCCCGATTGGATACTATATTCATCGACTACTTAGGGGCTGAGGATAATGTGTATACTCGTGCAGCTGCTAGAAAGTCATTTACGGCGGCAGTAGCGCGAGCGTTTGAGCCTGGGTGCAAGTATGACACGATGCCGATTCTTATCGGCGGTCAGGGTATTGGTAAAAGTACTCTTATCCGCACGATGGGCAAGAAGTGGTACGCTGATGGCTTAAATACCTTTGAGGGTAAGGAAGCTGCAGAAGGCATTCAAGGTAAATGGATCATAGAAGCCGGTGAAATGGCTGGGTATTCGAGGGCTGAAGAAAATGCATCCAAGCAATTCCTAAGCCGTCAAGTAGATGTATTTCGTCAAGCCTATGGCCGACGTACACAAGAGTATCCACGGCAGTGTGTGTTCTTTGGTAGCACGAATCAATATGAATTCCTAAAAGATATTACAGGCAATCGCCGATTTTGGCCTATTGATCTTGAAATGACGACTCCACGAAAGAATATATTCGTTAATCTTCCGGGGGAGGTAGACCAGTTATGGGCGGAGGCTTTGTATCGGTATAAAAGCGGGGAAAGCCTCATTATCGAGGATGACCCGAACGTACTAAAACTGGCTGATGCGGCTAGAGAGGCGCACATGGAATCAAATACCAAAGCAGGACTGATTAATGAGTTTTTATTAATCAAAGTGCCTTTAAATTGGAATGTGATGAGTCGGAGCGCCAGGAGGACGTATCTTAGCATGAATGCTAAACCTGCCGAGGGTCAAGAGTTAGTATATCGTGATCGTATTTGTGCGGCAGAGGTATGGTGGGAATGTTTTGGTAACGACCCGAGTCGCATGAAGAAGATCGAGACCAGGGAAATTAATCAAATACTGGCGGACTCCCCGTACACAATGGGTGGAAGTCAGTTAATGAGATTTGGTGAATACGGGCATCAAAGAGGGTTCAGAATCAATGAGTCAAAACTGAAATTATAGCGTTAACATTCTCAATTAAGCGTTAACATTCTCAGTATTTTTGTTAACATTAGAATGTTAACAAATTCGGAGAATGTTAACGTACCTTGTTAACGCATAAAGTCAGTATTTATCCATATTCATATATGTTTGTTAACAATGTTAACATTATATACTGGTAAATATCAAAACAAGGAGTTTTAAGAAAAAATATGCCCTTTACAGCCTTAATTTGAACCCTCATATACGCGTATGTAAACATGTTAACGTTTAAAAATTTCAGAGGTGAGAAATGTTAGAAAAGGATATTGAGAGAAAATTAGTTGCAGGCGTCAAACGTTCGGGAGGTAAAGCGTATAAGTTTGTATCCCCTGGTAATGTCGGTGTGCCTGATCGAATCGTCATATGGCCGAACGGCGTTATTCATTTCGTAGAGTTGAAGACGTCCAAAGGCGTACTTTCGCGGTTGCAGGGTGTCCAAGCCCGTGAACTTCAAAAGCTAAATCAAAAAGTATTTGTGTTAAAAGGTGATGATGCCGTGTCTGGTTATCTGGATCAATTCACAGAAGAATTCGGGGTGAAAGCGTAATGCAGTTTATCGATTTCTTCTCCGGGATTGGAGGTTTCCATAGTGGCTTAGAGAAAGCAGGTATGCAATGTGTTGGATGGTGTGAATTTGATAAATTTGCGCAAGCATCGTATAGGGCGATGTATGATACAGCAGATTTATGGTTTGGTGATGATATTCAAAAAGTTAAAGGCCACGAACTACCGAAAGCCGATTTATGGACATTTGGATTTCCTTGTCAAGATGTAAGCGTTGCAGGAAAACAAAAGGGTATAAAAAAGGGAACGCGAAGCGGATTGTTTTATGAAGTTATGAGGTTGCTAGATGAATGTGAAGAAAATAGACCCCAGTGGCTTGTGTGTGAAAACGTTAAGAATTTGTTGTCAATCGATAACGGAAGAGGATTCCTTAATGTTATCAGTGAAATGGCCGAAAGAGGGTACAGTTGTGAGTGGAAAGTGTATAATTCCAAAGACTACGGAGTCCCTCAAAATCGAGAACGCGTGTATATTGTTGGATATTCTGGAAGAATGTGTTCCAGAAAGTTATTACCTAACCCCAGAGAAAACGCAAAAACTCTTAAACAAATCGTTGGTGGTTCACAAGGAATGAGGGTATACGATCCAGAAGGAACAAGTTGTACTTTGTCAGCACAAGGTGGTGGAATGGGTGCAAAAACTGGATTGTACACTATTACGGAAAGTGGTATTCATAATCTAGGGAATGTTACTGCCTATAAAAATGATTACACAGTACACGCAAGCGGTGTAGCACGCACGTTAATGGCAAGCGATTATAAACACGTTCCAAAAGTAGCTATTAAAAATGCAACAAAACAAGGGTATTCAATGGCAGCAGTCGGCGACGGCACAGATATTGCATATCCAGAAAGCGAAACACGAAGAGGTCGAGTGCAGCCACAACGATTTAATACATTAACAACAAGTGATAATCTGGGTGTTCTTGTAAATGGTGAACCTATCAGAATTAGAAAATTAACTCCTAAAGAATGCTGGCGTCTACAAGGTTTTACAGATGAACAGTTTGAGAAAGCAGCCGCAGTAAATAGCAATAGTCAGCTTTATAAACAGGCTGGTAACGCGGTTACGGTAAATGTGGTTGAAGAAATTGGAAAACATATTCTATGTTTCCATACTTTATACGGAGGTATGTGATATGCAGTTTATCCCGCATACGTATCAGCGATATTGTATCGATAAGACCGTTAATCAAAATAAGATAGGGTTATTCCTGGATATGGGTTTAGGGAAAACGATTATCACGTTATCTGCTATATACGAATTGAAGTACTCCCGATTCGCCATTCGTAAAGTGCTAATCATAGCGCCTAAGAAAGTAGCGGAAGCTACATGGCAACGCGAAGCACGAAAATGGGACGGCGTAGGTATATTAAGGATATCTACTGTATTAGGCAGCCTGAAAAAGCGTATTAAGGCTTTAAACACACCTGCCGACATCTACATCATCAATCGTGAGAATGTAACGTGGCTAGTTGATTACTATAAGAATGCATGGCCATTTGACATGGTAGTTGTGGATGAATCTAGTTCCTTTAAAAACCACACGGCTAAACGCTTTAAATCATTAGCCTATATGCATAACCACATCAAGCGCATGGTGTTGTTAACGGGTACGCCAGCCCCTAATGGGTTAATCGACTTATGGGCACAAGTGTATTTATTAGACCGCGGCGAGTCGTTAGGTAAAACGTACACAGGATTTAGAGATTACTATTTCGAGCCCGATCAGAGGTCACGCGAAATGGTGTACTCCTATAAACCTAAATCCGATTCAAATGACAGCATTATGACGGCAATATCTGGGTTATGCATATCCATGAAAGCTGATGACTATTTGGAGCTACCTCCAGTAATCAACGATATTAAATATGTGCAGTTAGATTCAAAAGCTAAAAAGGCATACGAAGATATGGAGCGCACATCTGTATTAGAGTTGATTGAAGCCGGCGAAGATATCACAGCTTTGAGTGCAGCAGCATTATCCACAAAGCTACAACAGTTAGCGAATGGAGCCGTATATGATGGCGATAGGAACGTTCACGAGATACACGGCTGTAAGATTGAGGCTTTTATGGAACTTGTAGAACAGTTGAACGGCAAGCCTGCATTAGTGTTTTACAATTTTAAACATGATTGTGAACGGTTAAAAGCAGCATTAGCTAAGACTAAATTACGAGTCTGTGAGTTAAAGGGTGCCGATGATGAGATAGCGTGGAATGCTGGAGAGATTGATATTCTATTAGCACATCCGGCTAGTACGGCATACGGGCTTAACTTACAGGACGGCGGTAACCACGTAATATGGTTCGGGTTAAACTGGAGTCTTGAGTTATATCAACAAGCTAATAAGCGGTTACATCGACAAGGTCAAATGGAGAAGGTAATTATCCATCATCTAATATGTGAGGGAACTCGTGATGAGGATATGATGGATGCACTAGCCCAAAAGGACAGGGCACAGGAATATGTGCTGCAAAGCCTAAAAGCAAGAATCGATAAATACAGAAAGGATGATTAATATGGATCAATTTATAATCGTAGGATTAATCGGAGTTATCGTAGTAATGGCGTGGTACATGATTATTCAAGTTATAGATATCATTGATAATCGAAAACACAAGACAGTATATGGGCTAACCCCAGGTAGATTGTATGAGAGACCCAATAATCCCCCGCCGCCACCTATTAAGTTATCAGCTAGCGAGGAATTAGGGCGATATATAGCCGATGAAAGATTTAGGCATTTAGGAAAAGTAACGAATCAATTTGGGATACATATGGGTAAAGTTATAGCAGATAAATCCCCTAATCGCATAATTAGTCAATGCGATGATATAAACCATCCAAGCCATTATACACAAGGAGATATCGAGGTTATCGATTACATTGAAGACAAGAAACTAGGGTATCGATTAGGTAATGTCGTGAAATATGTGTCTCGAGCTGGTCATAAGGATGATGCTATTAAGGATCTGAAAAAAGCCCGTTGGTATCTAAATCGGGAGATTGCAAAGAGGGAAGAACATGACAAAAGTCGAGCGACTACTAATTAACAAAGGACACTATCTAGATGACACGTATCATCTTGTCATGGATATAGTTAAGGTTGTAGATAATCTCAAAGATAATGTTGCCGAGAGATTAGATGATGACCTGAGTGATGATGCGTACGCGATGTGCGAAGAGATGTTTACCGCTGTTGAGCAATGCAAAGCAGATATGGTAGAAGCCATCGAGGATATTGTCGAACGCATGGAGGTAAAGGATGCAAAAGCGTAGGAGTAGGGCAGATGTGATTGTAGGTGCCATACAGTCAGATTTAAGTCTTGCCATCATACGAGCCCGTAATAGGCAACTGAGGTCACCTATGCTAGATGATAGAATTCGTGAAAGCGGATACATTGACGGATTACTACGAGCACAGATGATTATCAGTAAATATGGAGACTATCGCGTATGATGGCTAAGGAAGAACTACAAGCTGTCCGCCATACTGAGCAGCGAATGCGTGCGTTAGAGATTCAGCTAGGTGCGATTAACCGAGATTTACATTCAGAAGCTATACAGATATGTGAATCGGGAGATGCTATGCCACGAATCAGTAAGCACTTACAAGAATGTAGGGAGGAACTGAACAGAGAATGGGATGAGTTGATTGATTCTCGAAACAAGGTCAAGCAAGTCATCAACCAAATAACTGACGGACAATACAGGGATGTATTGAATCTCAGATACATTAATGCATTGCCATGGGAGCAGATAGCTGTCGAACTAGGGTATTCGTGGCGACAAGTTCACAGACTTCACAAGAAAGCAATCGCTGAATTTGAAAAGATGGCATAGAATGGCACACTCTTAATTTAATATAATGTAAGTGTAGTAGATAGCAGGCAGTGTCTGGCCCGCACAATATGTCTGCCTGCTGCACTGCCCCGGGGTAGACCTTACTTAGTTGAGGTCTACCCTTTTTTATTGAGTATCAATGATACTTCCTAATTGAGAAAATGAAAATTGGGGAAAAGGTACTCCGCGGGCGAAAAATGGCCGCTGGTCGCCTCCGCGCGATGGTCCTCTCTCTGTGAGAAAAATTTTCCTGTTGAATGTAGAAAGACGAATTTAGAAAGGAGTACACCTAT